ATGTTTTTTCAGGTAAATCAAGGCAATCTTTTTTAAGAATACGGTAAGAATGTGGCGATACAAGTTGTCCTAACTGAGCTAAATTTTTAAATTTAACTACTTTTTGATATTTGTGTGTGCCACCAGCTGCGTTAGCTGTGATAACTACTGCATACCTAGTTCTAAATGCATAAAAACTTTGTTGACCTAATATTTCTGGATCAAGAAAATCCATCTGTGACCACAGATCCATAGGAGATTGTGTCACTGGTGATCCTGTAAGTATTCTTCTATACTTTGCTTCTTTACCAAGCCCTAATATATTTTTAGTTCTTTTAGCTTGTGGATTTTTTATTGTAGTGCTTTCATCTATTATCATCATAGATTTACCAATCAAAAATATTCTAGCAAATTCTACGCCTTTTTTTGTTGACAAAGCTTCTACATTCATAACCATTATTTTAAATCTAAAATCATTTAAATCTTTTATGTTTTTTAATTGTTGTTTGTATTCTGCACTTGTTGATTGTTTCCATGCTACTACATTTTTTTCTATGTAATCAGGCATGTGTGTAGGTATTTCTTGATCTACCCAATTCATGTATGTGCCTTTTGGTGCAATAATTAATGCTCTGTCAATCTTACCTTTGTTATATAATATGCAAGCATTGTCTAATGCAATTTTAGTTTTACCTGTACCCATCTCTGCAAAGATAGCAAATGCTTCTTTATTCCAGCATTTTTTTAGCGCATCTTTTTGATGCTCATAAGGCTCAGTTTTAAATTTGTACATTTTTATTTCTAATGTTGACTTTATATATAACATGATCTATATGAGAATCAAGAAATAAAATTATGACAGTTTACGTACTACAAGAAATGGGTAGAAACATTAGGTCGGCCGAAAAGTTTGGTGATCTAAAAGTATTACTACCAGATAACAAACAGATAGTTTTATCTTCTGGACCACTTACTCATAAGTTAAAAAAAGAGTTATCCACATTTAATGATGATGACTATTTGCTTTTGATTGGTGACCCTGCTATTATTGCGTTAGCTGGCGCGGTTGTCAGTGATGTTAATAGAGGCAGGTTTAAAGTGCTGAAGTGGGATCGTGATGAAAAACGATACTACGATATAGAAATAGATTTGAGAGGTTAATATGACAAGTTTAGATCCAAAAGATTTACTTACCCAAATGCAGCAAGATTCAGGGGCCACGGCCCAGGACAACATGGGTAAAATAGGTGCTGTTGCAAATGATGTAGCAGATACTGATCAAGAGATTGCTAATTTAGAAGAGCAACTTAAAAAGAAAAAAGATTATAAAAAACATTTAGCAGAAAATGTTCTACCTAACTTATTTGCAGAAGTAGGTTTGTCTGAATTAAAATTGGCAGATGGTAGACACTTAAAAGTTTCCAACTATTATGGTGCTTCAATCAAAGAAGCTAAGAAAGAAGCAGCTTTTAGTTGGCTAAGAGACAATGGATTTGGTGATTTAATAAAGAACCAAGTTTCTTGTAGCTTTGGAAGGAATGAAGATGAGAAAGCTAAGTCGTTGATAGATACTTTGTCCGAGAAAGGTTATCAATCAATGCAACGTGAATGGGTCGAACCTTCCACCCTTCGCGCATTCATACGAGAGCAACATGAAGCAGGTAAGGAATTACCTATGGATTTGTTAGGGGCTTTCGTAGGACAAAAAACAACGATAAAAGAATAATAGGAGAAAAGGCCATGGCAAAAGCACAGGCAGTCGCTACTAAAGCGGCAAAATTAGATCTAGCAGTTCTTGCTAGTGATTCAAAAGATGCAAGCGGTTTTGGTAATCTTGACATGTCAAGAGATATCGCAATCCCTTACATCAACATACTACAATCTAATAGTCCACAACTTAATCCATCAAAAGCGGAATATGTTGAAGGGGCTAAAGTTGGACAGTTTTATAACACTGTCTCACAAGAAGTCAGTGACTCACTAAATGTGATTCCTGTTCTTTACCAACTACGATACGTAGAATGGAAACCACGTGAGCAAGGTGGAGGATTCGTAGAATCTCATCACGCTGATAGTGGTGTCTTAAGTAAAACTAAACGTGATCAAATGACGTTTAAGGACACATTACCTAACGGTAATTACATTGCTACAACTGCATATCACTATGTCTTAGTACAAGACAAAGGTGGCGTGTGGTCTCAAGCTGTTATTAGCATGACATCTACTCAATTAAAAAAGAGCAGACGTTGGAACAGTTTAATGTTAACTCAAAAAGTTAGTGGTCCATCGGGAAGTTTTACTCCACCAACATATGCTATGATTTATAAACTTACTACAGTTAGTGAGTCTAATGATCGTGGTAGTTGGTTTGGGTATCAAGTTGAGAAAGCAGGTCAAGTTGAGGACGCTGGTATTTATAATGAAGCAAAATCATTTTCAACCGCAGCATCAAGAGGAGATGTCGAAGCTAAACCTACTGTCGAGGGTGAGCCTATAAAAGAGGCGCCACAATCTAACAATACAGAAAGCAACGAAGACGTACCGTTTTAGGTAAGTCTTCTACTATACTGGAGGTTTAGTGGAAAGATTCAAATCTATATTTGAAGGCTTAGACGTGGCTTATGGTCAGCACCAATCCCAAGGGAAACGTGCTGACGGTAAGCAAGAAGGTAAGTCTTACATTGTAAAACAAGAAGTTAGAGATGATTTGTGGACAGAGCATCTTAATGGAAATGGTCCTTCTTTAGGAATCATTCCTATTATGGCTGATAACACAGTCCGATGGGGATGTATTGATATTGATACATATCCAATTGATTATAAAAAAATAATAAATAGTATTAGAAATTTACAGTTGCCACTGGTGCCATGCAGATCCAAAAGTGGAGGCATGCATATATTTTTATTTCTTAAAAACCCAGTATCCGCCAGATTAGTACGAGAGAAATTACGAGAGGTTGCATCTGGTCTCGGATATTCCGCTGTAGAAGTATTCCCCAAGCAATCAACCATACTAATAGAAAAAGGAGATCTAGGTAATTTCCTAAATCTTCCATATTATAATTCCAAAAGTACAACGAGATACGCCTATAAAGATGATGGAACCGCAGCTACATTGCCAGAGTTCTACACCTTATACGATAAATACGTTGTAGAAGAAATAGACAAAGTTGCAATTCAAGTATCTAATGAAGTTATAAAGGATGGTCCACCTTGTTTACAACAATTGTGTAGTCAAGGATTTCCAGAAGGTACACGTAATAATGGTTTGTTTAACATAGGTGTGTATTTACGAAAGTTTGATCCAGATAATTGGAAAACATTATTAGAAAAATATAACCAAGATTATATGACGCCGCCATTGTCAGCATCAGAAGTTGTGACAGTGCAAAAACAATTAGAGAAGAAAGAATATAGTTATAGATGTAAAGAACCACCAATAAATTCTTACTGCAATGCTAAAGTATGCAGTGGTAGAAAACACGGCATAGGTGGTAATGGATCATCACTAGAGTTTAGTGCACTTACCAAATTAGAAACAGATCCACCAGTATGGTTTTTGGATGTTGGTGACTCTAGAATGGAATTACAAACAGAAGAGCTGCAAATACAAACTAAATTTCAAAAGAAATGTATGAATAGTTTGAATCATATGCCTGCTCTTGTAAAACAGTCAGTGTGGCAGGAAATTATAGAGAGACTTATGGTCAATCTTAATACTATTCCTGTTTCTGATGATGGGTCATTGGCCGGTCAGTTTGAGGCTCACCTCCAGGAGTTTTGTACTGATCGTGCCCAGGCTCTAAATCGTGATGAGTTATTATTACGTAAACCATGGACCGAAGATGGTATCACATGGTTTAGGTTAAAAGATCTACAGGATTATCTTACACGCAACAAGTTTACATATTTTAATACAGGTCAGCTTGTACAAGCGTTAAGACATCTAAAAGGTAAGAGTGAGAAATATAATTTAAAAGGTAGAACAGTAAGAGTGTGGGGTGTGCCTGCATATCAACAACAAGATTCTGCATTCGATATAAAGGAGGTTGATGGTGCACCATTCTAAAACTAAAATAATACTTGGCCCTCCAGGCACAGGTAAAACACATAACTTATTAAACTTAGTAGAAGAAGAATTAGCCAAGGGCACTCCACCTGATCGCATAGCTTTTTTAGCATTTACCAAGAAAGCGGCAACCGAGGCTCGTGACCGGGCAATGAAGAAGTTTAATTTAGAAGAGCAACACCTTCCATATTTTAGAACTTTACATTCATTTGCTTTCAATCAGTTGGGGCTGACAAAGTCAGAGGTAATGTCGCGTGATAACTATAAGGAATTTGCACAAACATTTGGCATGGATTTAGGATCTGTTGCCGATGGTGCAGATTCTGGTGGTGTAGTAACAACAGATAATATTTTAATTAATGAAATAAATTTAGCACGTATGAAATGTATGGATTTAGAACATCATTACAATGAATCTAATTTACAAGATATGTCTTGGCATTCACTCTTACGTGCACAAAGATCATTAGAAGAATTTAAAAAGAAAAAAGAGGTGTTTGATTTTACCGACATGATTGAATTGTATTTAGATTCTGGTCCAATACCAAAATTAGAAGTAGTGTTTGTAGATGAAGCACAAGATTTATGTAAATTACAATGGCGAATGATAGATAAAATAACACAAAATGCAAGAAAGGTTTACATTAGTGGAGACGATGATCAAGCTATATATAACTGGGCAGGCGCTGATGTTAAACATTTTATTCAATTGCCAGGTGAAGTAGAAACACTAAAACAGTCTTTTCGCTGTTCTTCTGTTATTCAAAATTTATCTAATAGAATAATCAGTAGAGTTAAGTTTAGAAGAGATAAGCAATGGAAAGGAACAAGCAGAGAAGGTGCGGTTCAATATCATACTTATCCAGAAAGTGTTAATTTACGTGACGATGGTAGTTGGTTAGTTATGGCTAGAACTAATTATATGTTAGACGAGATAGAAAGAGACATACGTTTACAAGGTATGTTGTATAAAAGAAACAATAAATTACCTATATCAGCTAAACTTTTAAATGCAGTAGAAGCTTGGAAGAAATTAAACAGTGGTGAAATTGTACCTCTTGTAGATATAAAAGACATATATTCATACATGTCAAGTCAGATAGGTATAGAAAGAGGTCATAAGACTCTTAAAATGGCTGACAAAGAACAATACGAGTTAGAAGAATTAGTCATGCATCACGGATTACTAATGGGTGGTAGACCGTGGGATGTAGCGTTTGATAAAGTTGGTAACAGAGATAAAGAATATTTAAGAGCCATAGAAGTAAGAGGGACAATATCAAAAACACCGAAAATAAATATTAGCACTATACATGGAGCTAAAGGTGGTGAAGCAGATAATGTAATGCTTCTTACAGACTTGTCTAGAAAATCACAAGAAGCTATGGAAAAAGATTCGGACGACGAATGCCGTGTGTTTTATGTAGGAGCAACACGTGCCAGAGAGAGTCTACATGTAGTACAACCACAAAGAGAAGGGGGATTCATAATATGAGTTTTAGTAGTGGAGTTGCTAGAATAAAAACTAGCATGACAAAAGAAGAAATACTAGCAAAGGCTAGTGACCTTGTTTCTAATGATAGAAACAAATCACATGGTGATGCATTTAATAATCATGCAGAGATAGCAGAGTTTTGGAATATATTTCTTGATAAGAAATTAAGGCCAATGGCTAATATCACAGCTGATGATGTAGCCATCATGATGATATTGTTAAAAATATCTAGACATACACAAGGTGAAAAAATTAACATGGATAACTTTGTTGATATGGCAGGTTATGCAGCAATAGCAGGAGAAATTAGTGACACAGGATCTTTTTAAGACAGTTACATCACAATGGGTTGCTCCTACGGAGTTCCCTCGTATAGAGGGACGCGTAGCGATTGATTTAGAAACATGTGATCCAGAATTAATTAAACATGGCCCAGGGTGGCCAACTAAGAGAGGTAAGGTGATTGGTATAGCTATGGCTACTGCATCATTTAAAGCTTACTACCCCATTGCACATGATGGTGGTGGTAACATGGATGAAGATAAAGTTGTAAAATATATAAAATCTATTTGTGAAGATGAATCAATAGAAAAAATATTTCACAATGCGCAGTATGATATAGGATGGTTATGGGCGTTGAATATAGAAGTTAAAGGCAGAGTGCATGACACAATGGTGGCAGCAGCTTTAATAGATGAGAATAGATATTCGTATACTCTTAATAGTATAGTGCATGAATATTTAGGTGAGTTTAAAAACGAACAAAAACTAAGAGAAGCAGCAGAAGCATTTGGTGTAGATCCAAAATCAGAGATGTATAAATTACCGGCTATGTTTGTTGGTGAGTATGCTGAGGCTGATGCAGATCTTACATACAAGTTACACGAAAAACTATCTTGGGAAATTGTAAAAGATAATCTTACAACAGTGTATGATGTGGAATGTAAATTAATTCATGTTATTTTTAAAATGACACAACGTGGTGTTAGATTTGATGCTGAAAAATGTGATAAATTGGAGAGTAGATTCTACAACAAAGAAAAGAAGTTGATGAAAAGAGTTAAAGATTTAACTGGACTTGACATAGAAATATGGGCCGCAGCTTCTATTGCAAAAGCGTTTGATTCTATGAATTTACCTTATGAAAGAACAGAAAAAACAGATTCACCATCGTTTACAAAAATGTTTTTGACAGATCATCCTCATGAATTACCAAGATTAATAATGCAGGCACGTGAATTAAATAAGTTAAGAGGCACGTTTCTACAAGGGTTAATGAATTATACAGAGAATGGGAGAATACACGCACACATTAATCAAATTAGGTCTGATACTGGTGGCACTGTGTCCGGTCGTTTTTCTTAT